ATCTTTAGCACGCAACATCGCTATGGCGGTAGCTCGTACCATCAAGTCGTTTAATGCGGCAAGCACATCTTTGACTTGTTCCGAAAATGCTTTAGGGGCATCTTCTGAAATCTCTTCTTGAGTTTCTATAATTGCTTCTTTAAGTTTGTAAAGCTCTTTCAAATACATTGCAGGGCTTTCTAATAACTCATCAACAGTTATAGACTTTTCTTCTTCTTTTGGCTCTTCTTCAGGGTCAGGCTGATTCATTGAATCAGTTGTCATGACACTTTTTTCATCGCCAACAATTTCTTTTAATAATTCTTTATTGGACTTAATAGCCATTGTATAAGTATCTTGGTTTGCTCCAACAAGTACTGGTGAGACTTCAAAAACAGTTAGGTCTTTTAAAAACCTAGCATCTTTTTCTTCATCGCCTTCGCCAAATTTTCCTTGTTCAGCATCATTTACTCTATAGCCGAATGACCATTGTTGCATGTCAGCCATATTCTTAACTATCTTGTAAGCTTCTTTTCCAGAATCTGTATCCATAAAGAATTCACCTTCAAACGTGGCTTTATCTCCATCACTATTTATTGAACCTTTACCGATTGGCATGTCCCATTTATGAGCCCACACCATAGGTACAGAACCAGATTTAAAACCTGATTTGATAGACCCTGGAAGAACTATATCTCCGTCAGAGTCAAGTGAATTAAATACAGAAAAAACAGCGGAAACTTTACCCTCATTCTCAGATTTGAGTTCGAGGTCAATATTCTTAACTTCTTTTTCAGACATTTACCTTTATCTCCTGTTAACAGTAATAAGGTACGCTATATTAAGAATTATTACAGATGTTTTGAAAATGTGTGTTATTTAATTGGTTTTATAACTTTTAATTTTGAGATTGGCATTGTCACTTTTCTATCTGTTTTTTTGTGACTACCGTCTTCCATGATTGCCCATACTTGCATTGTTGCTTCTTTCTTTTCGCTATTAATAGAAACTACAATTCCATGAACTGTTGAAGGTGGTTGAGGGTCTTTATTTATAGACCAACTTACTGACTGTCCTACACTAACACTAGAAGCTTTTTCTTCTACATCTCCTGATTTTTTAGAACTTAAAGGATGGTTGCTAGGTAATAAATCTTGGTCATAAGGCTTTCTCTTAAATCTACCAGTTCTTAAAGCGTGTATAAACCCATTAACTCTGCCTAATCCCCACTGGTCAGCTGATGTAACATTACCTCTAACTGAACCTGGTGAAGTTCTGTAGGCACCAACACCTCTGTTAAATACAGATGTTAAAGTTCTTAAATTAGCTTTGTACTTAGGTTTTTTAGCGTTGTGTTCTTTTACTTTATTAACTAAGGCTTTTCTTACTCTTGCAGAAACAGCTTTTGTTTCAGTAAGTTCTTTTTCATAAATTTCATCTGCCATTTCTTCAGCAGCTTTTCTTCTAGCTCTAACAATTTTCTTTTGGTCATTAATAACTTTTCTCATACCAGATACACCAATATTAGAAACGCCACCCCATTTAATATTTGCTACCGTTCCAGCAAGTCTTGTGTTACCTTGATGTCTACCCATAAATCTTTCTCTTCTGCGAACCCAGTTAAGAACTGATTCGCTTCTGTCTCCTGATTGATATTTAGTCCATCTAGAAAAAGCATCATTACCAGTAAATGAAGTTGGAGGGTTACCTCCGTTACCACCACGTCTCCAAATTTCTGGCCAGTTTTCTTTTAAGTCTTTAGCGTAACCGTAAGGAAATTGTTTATATTTAGAATTAGAAATGCTTACTTTCTGGTCATCACCTGGACTTGGAAAGTTAGTCCTATCTTTTTTTGGCTTTTCAGCTTTCTTGGGTTTTACAGCTTCTTCATATGCCTCATGTGTTTTGCAAGGCATGAATACTTTTTTACCATTTACTTCATGAGTGTGTACACCAACTGCACATGATAATTCTTTTGACCTGTTCATTGCTGCACCTGGGTTGTCAAAGACATCCTTGGGATTAGCAGCTTTACTGTTTTCAGGTTCTATTTCAAATTGTGATTCCATAAGTACTTCTGCTTCTTCCAAACTTACACTTAGCTCTTCAATATTATCATAATTTTTTTTAGGTTTGCGTTTTAGAAAGTTTTCTGCTTCTTTTCTAGTATCAAAACATTTTATTACTTTATTATCATCATGACTTATTACACAAAAAGAACCGTTAGGCATTTTAGCAATATACTTTTCTTCATTTCTTGGTTCATCTTCCATAACAATTTTTGGTTGTCTTGTAGATTCAGGTACACCTTCATCTAATCCAAAAGTATCTTTAAATACAACTTCTTCGTTGGTATCAGCTGCTCTTAATTGTTCTTGTTGAGACTGTTGCCTATTAGATTCAGGCATTTCATTTAATATAGCTTGACCATCTTCATCAACTTGTATCATGTTTAGTGGTCTTAAATATACATCATGCTTATCATCAACATTTAATCCTACAACTTTTCTAGCTTCACCAATTGTTATCCAACCACCAGATACACCCATGTTTACTCTCTTGTAAAGATTATCAACATCTGTTTGTAGTGCTCTTACTGACTGTATGTCATAGTCACACATTAAATTTTTATCTTTAAAATCTGGTATTAATAATTGATGAGTAAGCTCATTAGCAACTGTTCTCCACATTGGAACAAGTTTTTGTTCTGTAAAAAATTCTCTTAATTCTTTTGTATTGTTAAAAGTTGCTGCATCCAATCCAGCTCCGAGTCCAGCGAGAATAGCTGGGACACCTAAAACTGCAGATACTCTTTCTTCAGGTATTCTTCTAAGTTCAGCTAGTTTCATTTGGTCAGGAGAAAAAGAAACAACTTCAACATTCATTGCACCAGATAAAACCATAGGTGCTCCTCTGTTAGCACCACCAAATTTTTCTTTATACATTGCAGATATTGATTCTGCTTCTTCTTTTGTTGGACCGCCATAACCATCAGACCTTGGAGTTAATACTACGCCAGGAACAGCCATGTTGTTTAAAAGAGCAGTTGTAAATTGACCAGCCGATTCATCTCCTAGTATTTCTCTTAGTACTGATTTAAGTGGAGCATGACCTCTTCTATGGTCATTAGGGTCAATTCCTTGTCGGATATGTACCATGTCTTCAACATCTATTTTTACAAAATCACCTTTTCCATGTGTGTAGTATTCATAATGTGTAATAAGTTTTTGTTCGGTACCTCTTACTTGAACTAAATGAGGCATTAAAGGTACAAGTTCAACAACTTGACCTCTTGCATTTTTGTTTTTAAATAGGAATGCATCTCCTGCAGTATTTAATGCCAAAACTATATAGTGAGACATTAAGTTATGTGACATAAATGGGTTAGGTCTTCTTAGTAGTTCTGCTAATGGATGTGTATGATTGACTTCTCTGTCACCAAATACTTGGTCTCTTTTAACAATTTGTAATATTGGTTCAGCAAATGAAGTTGCAAGAACATTTAAGCAAGCTGTAACAGCAGAGTTACCAGAACCATCTCCTATCTCTTTTAGTTTGTCTGATTCGTAAAAACCTGATGATGTATTGTATCCGTATATGGATGCGTCGTTTCCAAATAATTGATTGTAATTTGATTGTGATTTAGATTCTCTACGCCTAGAAGGCACTATATTATCTAAAGCTTTTTGTAATCTGCTCTTTTCTTCCAATTGTTTATCCCAGTATTAAAAAGCTTCCCAAGTTCTTCTTTGTTGAAGAGTTGAGGCAGCCATACCCAGTGCGTCTACCATGTCGTCATTTTTCCCAACAGGAAAAGTTAGCAGTTCTCTTTCTAATTCTGCTAACCAGGGCGCATCTTTCCTAAAAAGGATGTCACCTGACTCCATCCTAGCTGATAGCGGTAAACTTTTGGTTATTTTATCTTTTTCTGCTCGCATTTCTCTAACTTTTAAACCAGACCTACCTGCTTCTGCAATAAAAGGTTTTGATAGTCCTTGGTTTTCGATACAGATATAATTCCAGTTGTTTCGACTTGCTATTCTTTTCGCTTCAGGAATAATATCAGGTGATTCTATTTTTTTTCTAAAAACATCTTCAATGTAAATTTTACCGTTTGCTTCTGCACAGCTAACTATTACTGTATAGTCACTTCTATCTTCTGTAGTAACTGCAACGTCTATAGAACCAAAATGTCTCATGTCTCTAGGATTTAGATTAGCTCCACCACCTACATAATTACCATCAGGCATTTCATCAAAATAACTAAACCATTCTTGTTTAAATAAACCTTGTCCTGCTTCAATAAATTCAGCCATGTATTCTTGTGCAAAGACAATAGAACCAACTTCGTTTTTTGCTGATTCTACTTCTTCAGGGTCAATTGACGGATTATCTATAGTCGAGAAATGAAATCTTTCCCAATCGTCTTTATTTTCAGCTTGTTGCCATAAATCATAAAACCAATTACCGATGCCAAGAGGAGTGCTAATAAATAATGCTCCACCTTTTCTTTCGGTGAGTGTAGGTCTTAATACTTCTTGCCAAACTTCTGGTTTTACGAATGCAGCCTCATCAATAACAATGAAGTCTAGACCTTCACCTCTTAATCTTTGAGGATTGTCGGCAGACTTGCAAGCAATGAATCCACCATTTGGGAACTGAACTTCCATATTCGCGATTGATATTTTCGGTTCAATTTCTTTTGGGAATGATAACGCTGCACTTTCTAAAGCTCTCCAGCCAACACGAGCAATAGCAAAAGTAGGAGCAACCCACCAAGCTCTACCACCGGCCAAGGCAGTTTCGATGCATAGTTGAACACCCAGCCTAGTCTTCCCAAACCGACGGCCAGCACAAAGTATCTTCCACCTAGCTTCACTATCTGCAACATCTTGTTGTGCAACATGTAATCCTGGAAGTTTCGGTGCATATTTTTTAGCCATTCTCTTCTTTTGATTGAAATCTTCGCATTTTTTCTATAGATTTCTCAATTGCTGTAATTTGTTGTTTCCAAACTAAATGTTGGTCTTGTTCTTGTAATTGAGAGGGTTCAACTAAAGTAAGGCTAAAATGATTACCCTCTAATTGTTTGAGTTGATTTTCTATAATTGATAATTTATCTTCTTCTGTAATATATTTGTATTCCATTTTCTCCTACCATCTATATTTTTGCTTACTTGCTTTTTGTCGTTGTGCTAATGACTTGGCACTTAATGTTGAAGGGTCTTCTACAAACTCTGCATCCATTGGTGTCTCAAACATTACATTGCTAGATACCTGTCTTTTAGTTGGACTAGCACATTTAGGACAATTAATGCTTGGCTCTTCAGTTATTTTATAAGTTACTTCAAATAAAAATTCACAAATGTCTTTAATACACTTATGTTCATATATAGGCATTACACAAATCTCCTCAAGTAAGCTCTTACAAATTTAGTGTACTCTCTTTTTGCTCCAGTAATAGTTTTACCATCAAAAATATCATGATGGAATTTACAGAAGATAGCTACATTACCTTCGTTGTTTGAAATATCTCTATTCATTCCACCCATACCAATTCCAGTAATGTGTGCCATCTCTAACCACTGTGTTGTATCGCACTCTGGCCATTCACACTTGTAGTTAGCTCTTTTCAGTGCCTTTTCCCTTAGTTCCGATTTGTTAATCTTTCCTGTACCTTCACGTTTCTTTTGACCCATACCAGATACACCATGAGATTTACTTCTTCGTTTTTTAAATTCTGAGTAAGTTTCGTTCTCTGGCTCCCACTCAACTCTAGGCATTACTCTTCTTCTTTACTAGATACGGGATTGTACATTGTGTACTTAACGGTAATTTCTTCTCCAGGTTGAATTTCTCTTAAAAAATATAAATATCTTACTCGTTGAACTTCTACAATTTTTGCATTGGGTTCTTCACTATGATTAATAAATCCACCAAGTGGTGTTCTGTAAAGTTTTTTTGTTATTGGGTCTGTTATATGAGTTATTCCAGCATTAAGACCTTTTTCAATATTTACATCTGAAAACAATCCTAAGTTATCTATTGGTGATTTACGAATTGTTAAACCTTCAGGCAATGGTGTGTATGTCATAAAACTACTTTAACAGAATCTTGATATAGATACAGCTCTTCCTAAGAAGAGCCGATGATGGGAGGAGGTCGGTGTGGATGCCGACAATTTAACTCTAGCTCTTGTTCTCTTTCAGAGTGGTATTTGATGGGGTCTTGATTAAAAATCTATTAGAATACCAAAACAATAAAGAATCTCTAATCTTGTCTGGATTGTCTTTTTTTGGTATATAAAATTCATCTACAATTTGATTTTGTTTATAAAACTCTACTCGGTAGTGCTCTTCTGTTTCTTCTGTAATCTTAAATCTGTTTGTATTTGCAAAGATGTAATTTTCAATCATAGTTCTATAACTATATCACATTGAAGTGGTATTTAAAAAGAGAGTCCGCCTCGCAGGACGGACTTTACTCTTTACGCATAAACAACAAAGGAGGCCATTTATGTAATTTAATTATCTCATTATTTCGGTTTTATACAAATATCCAGTCTGGTTTTTCTTGTTTAGGTTTGTCCTTATATAATATTTGAAATATATTTGCTACTGCCATAGTATCTGCAATAGCATCATGTTCATCATAATCTCCAAAACCAAATTCGTGATGTATGTGTGATAGTGTATGACCTCCACAACCGGATTTACAGGTATCAAAACATTTTGTAGGACTAGAAAAATATTCTTTTGCTAATTCTCTAGTACATAACCAGTCATTTACAAACATTGGTTTATTGTATAAATCTAAAGTATCCTGCATAACTCTTTTATCAAACTTAGAATTATGTGCAACAAGTGTCTTTTTACCTATAAGGCCTACTAATATCGGAAATAAATCTCCAAAAGTTGGTGCATTACGACATTTCTCTTGTGGGGGAGAGGCAAATGACCATTTTTCTTTAAAATATGCCTGTGGTGGTTTGATATAACTATGAGCCGTTATGAACTCTCCTTCCTCAAACCAGACTAAAGCTATTTGTACTGCGTCTTGTTTGGATACATTACTATCAAAATAGTATCGTCCTACTAAATCTTTACCTGTTGTCTCGAAATCAATGAATATAAAGTCATTTAGATTTTTTTTCATCATTACGCCTTTCTCTACGAATAGCTCTGCGTTCACGTTCTGATTTACCTCCCCATATACCAAAACGCTCTTTTCTGTCTACAGCATATTCTAAACATTTCTCTTGAACCTTGCACTCGCTACAAATCTTTTTAGCTATTACTGTTGAACTTCCTCGGTCCGGGAAAAAGTCATCTTGATTAGTGCCTCTACAATTAGCGTCCTTATAAAAGCTAGGTACTGCGAGTAAATCTGCTAAATCAGTATGTAAATCCATATAGGGATACTGTACTAGAACATTTGTTCGAAAAAAGGATTACAAAAAGGCTTAATAACATCCATGCGGAGACAAAA